TTCCAGTGTTTGTCGCAAAGTCCTAAAGCCAACACAACGTTCTCGCATTCCTTAATACAGCAGATTTTTGGGTCCATACTAGCCTCTTGGTTAGGGAGGCTAGTATATCCCCATTAGTCCCGTACTGTCAAGCGTTTAGACGTTAGCCCCAGAGGCGTACGCCCATTTGCGGCCGGATAACAGAGTAGCCATAAAGTACATCGATGCGACATGGCAGTCTATCATTATTGATATCGTACTGGCGAACAATACGCATCGAGATGCCGTTGTGAACCTGACGAGATGCCATATCGACACCTTGCGGCATCAGCAGGTCAGCGGTCGCAAACGTGATCGCATCTTTGTGATAGATCAGGTTTTGCGGGTACTGAGTGCTGGCGCTACCCAGGAAGGTCACCCCAGCGCTGGCTTGCGGGAACGCATCGATCGTCGCAAGCGCATGGCCGGAGGTGTACATCGCGGGGCTGACGCTGACCGAGTACGCGCCGCCGGTGGCGGTTGCGTCCGCAGTGGCCACGAACTGTTGCAGGCTGCCAGTCGACTCACGGGTCTGCGGGTTGACAGCGTAGACGCCAGCAACGGTGAACACGTCACCTTGCTTGATCGTCTGCGTGCCAGTGCCCGTGATCAGGATCGTGGTCGAGCCTTGAGCCGTCACAGCGCTGGTCACCGTGTGCGAACCCGTGCGGGTGCCGGTGGTGTGCTGCTTGATAGACTGCGACATGCTGATCTCTTCAAAGCCCAGCACACCCTCGCCCATCAGGCCATTCTTGAACTGACGGCTGATGGTGTTGGTGGGGTTGAACAGACCCTTCATGCCTTCGACGAGGCCAGCGTTCGCAGCTGGGTTGACGGTGGCATAGCGGGGAGCCATGACCGCAGCGGCTTCGTTCAGCTTCTGTTGGCCTTGCAGCAGCACCAAGCTGGTTCCGGGCGTGGTGCCAGGGGTACCGACCGACTGGTAGATGCTCTTGAAGCTGTTGGCAACGTCAGCGTCGATGCTGGAAGCAAGCTGACTGATACGAGGCTTCAGCACGCGCTCTGCGAAGTCATCGAGCTGCATGGTCAGCTCAGCGGTCGTGAAGTTCACGCCGATGTGCTTTTGGCTCGAAACAGTCAGAGTGGTGAACTGCTCGTTGTCGTCTTGAACTTGCAGCGCAGCACCGTCGGTCACCAGCGCGCGGTCCGGCAGACGGACGCGCAGCGTGGAGCCGATTTTTGCGCCTTCGACAGCGAAGCTGTCGTCATAAGCACGGTTGACTGTGCGGGTGATCACCAGGTTGTTCTCGAGGATTTCGAGTGCTTTCCGGGTGATCATGTCAATCGTAAGGATTGAGTTACTCATGATCTGTGAAACTCCTAAAGGTTAATAAGATTACCTACCGTGTTTCGCTTCCCACGCCTTAATCTGCCGTTGCCGCTCGGCTGCGATCCAGTCGCTCGTGCTCATTGCTTTGATTGAGCGCGGGTCGGTGGTGTCGTAAGCCGGTGCGCCAGAAGCGCGTGCTGCAACGGGTTCGATCGGCGCCGGAGCGCTAGATGGTTTTCTGGTGGGCGGACTGGCGGCCACTTTGGCCTCAATCTTCCCGATCTCTTTGGCTTGCAAGAACGGCGATAGACGCGAGATACGATCAGCTTCTTTTGGATTGGACCCGAGAAAATATGCTATGTCGGGGCCGATCTCTGACGCCTGAATTGTTTGAGCCATCACGGTCGAGATTTTCAGACTCGGGTTGTAGGCGACTTGCTCGAAGTCGTCATACTTTTCCCTCGCCTGTTCTTCTTTCTCGTGGTACGACTCAACCACTGCTGCTTGCTGGCGCTCCAGTTCCCGTTGCTGGAGAAGCTGTTCGGCTTTCTGCGCGGCCAGTGCATCGGCATACGCTTCGACCGACTCAAACTTATCCTGCGATACAGGTTCTGCGGGCGCTGCTGGCGCCTTCGGACGCTCACGTTCCCAAGACCTACGCTCTCTTGCGAGACGCTTGCCAATCAGCGCATCCACTTCTTCTTGAGTGAATGTTTTGACCGCCGGTGCTTCTACGGGTTCAGGTGCGGGCGTCGCTACCTGTTCCGGCGCGGGTGTTTCCGCTACTACTTCAGTATTTTCCATGATTACTCTGGCGAGTGCCTGGTGGACCGCACCAGTACGGTTTGAAACATTACGCAGCCCACGGCAGCGGTGGCGCTACCACGGGAGGATTCTTTTGGTTCTCGATCTGTTGCAATACTGCGGCTTCGGTCGCGTCCTTGTCAACCCCATTCGCCCAGATCCAACCGAGCACTTGCTCTTGGGTCAGGCTGGCATAGGGGGTAAAGGACTCAGGATCAGGCGAAGGCAGCGAGCAGGTGGCGTAGACGGAGGCAGAGTAGCCGTCTACGGTGTCGGAGCACTGCCAGTGGGCGACGATGCAAACGTCAGACAGATCGCCTTCTGATACTTTGCAGTCAAGACGGGAGATATTCCAGTTCATGATTAAGCGCCTTTGAGTGCGGCCACTTCGGCCTTGAGTTCATTGATCATTGCTTGCTGCTCTTGAATGGCTTTAACCAGTACAGGAATCAGGTCAGCGCGAACCGACTTGTACGGTTCTTCGCCTTCAGGCGCGGGGTCTTTCCACTCATCGATCATGTCGGGGAAAACCTGCTCAAACTCTTGAGCAATCCACCCACGGTCGCCTTTGATGTTCTTGCCCTTGCCTTCTTTCCAGTCAAACTTGCGGGGCTTAAGCGCCATGAGCTTGCTAAGTCCAACATCAAGGTCTTGGATGTTTTCTTTTAGGCGTTGATCGGAGATGGCGCTGATTGTGGTGTTGGTGGCGTACACCGTACCGCCAAGGCCAACGTAAAAGCGGTACGCTCCAGCGCCGGTTGAGTAAACATGGCTAGTTGTAGTTGCATCTACAGATGCAGACAAAGTCGAAAAAGTGGATCCATCTGCTCTGTTTTCTACACCAACAACTGTATTGTTGATCGCCTGCTTGGCAACCAAAAAATCCCCACCGCTGGTGATACGGGCGCGTTCGGTAAAACTGCCTGCGTTGTTTTGAATAAATCTCAGGTAAGAAGTTGACAGATTTCCGTAAACAATTTCGCTTTCGCCAGAACCGTTAGAAGTGTTCCAGTAAATTTGAAGCCCGCCTAAGTTAGAGTAAGCCTGCGCCCCATGGTTCCTAAAAAAGTTTGCCGCTGGGGAAGCATACGCAGTTACACCTCCGCTGTTTACATCTAACAATGCGCTAGGACTGGTCGTCCCCACCCCCAAATTCCCACTAGCATCCAGCGTCATTGCTTGGGTGAAGGAGATCGGGTCGCCTGCGGTGCCGGAGGGGGCGGTGTACCACTGATGCTGGCCGTTGTACTGCTGGTACATGGTCGCAAAATTGGTTGTTTTGTACTTGCGGCCACCGGCATCAATGTACTGGTTGGCGCTGACGTTTGCAGTTACATTGTTGTCAGAGAAAAATGATGCAAGGCTACCAACATCCATTGAACGGTAGCCGCTCCCCCACGCACTAGGCGTCACCCCCAGACCGAGGTTGCCGGAGGCGGAAAGTTCCATTACCTGACCATCCCCCGGAGCCGCGTTATTTCCCGTGTGGAAAGTCATTTTTCCAGCAGCACCGGGCCAGAAGGTTATGCCCCCTCTATATGGTAGTGCGTTTCCTGGGGGTGCAGAGCCATAAATGCCTGTCCTATCCGCTGCTGCATCAGCACTGTTTGATAGAAGAATTACGGAAGCATAGTTACCTGCATTGCTTTGCGACACATGAAGTTTTGTAGTTGGCGAACTCGTCCCGATTCCAACATCCCCCGCCGCAGTCACCACAAACGGGCTGCTGTCGGGGTTAGCTGCATCCTCCACCAGAATGGAATCGCCAGTACCCGTCTGCGTGATCCTGAGTGCTGGAGTGGTGGCGTTCACCACCATGACATAGCTGTCGCCTGCTTGTGCGGCTTGGATCTGCGGGACAACTGTGTTGAGAAGAAGCGTTTCATAAACGGGTGGCATGATCTACCTCAAATTGGGTTGTACGCTGTACCGTTACTGGACAGCACAGTTTCGACGACATAGTAAGCTGTGCCATTGCTTGCCAGCACAACTTCATCCACTACATACGCCGTGCCATCACTGGTCAATACCGTCCACGGCGGGCCTGGGTTAGGCGACGCAAAATCCGTCGCCAACGTAGCGACGGTCCCGAGCCCTAGGCTCAGGCCATTACGGACGGGTATGCCAAAGCTCATCGGATGTTGATGGGCTTAGCGTAGAGGGTGCCAGCGCTGCCGATCTGGATTGCACTGACCCGCCACGGAGCACCCGTACCTTGCGGCACGATGAACGGAATTGGCGTGTTGGCTGGGATTGGCGTCGAGCTGGTTGTGGCGGTAACGCCTTCACCCACTACGACATACGCAGCGGTTGTCGACCAAATCACCACGCCTTGCGGGCCTGACGGCCAGGCGGTCGTTGACCCCGCTGTGCCCGTGTAAGACGCCGTATAGGCGGGATAATTGGCATCAGCAAGAGGATTTAGCAGTTCCATAACGCGCCCTTACGCAAGGAATTTGAGTTTGTAGAGGGTGCTTAAATACTGCCCTACAATCTCGTCAATGATGTTTTGAAGCGGCGTGTCGTCCTTCTCACACACCTTGTACCGCATCTCTTCGATGTCTGCAAGCGAGTCTTTGAGAAACTCAATGACGTCTGTCGTCTTCTTGGCTGACATCAGCGTGATTGGTCCAATCAGCCCATGCCGGCCTTGATACGCTTCGGCAAACTTGTCGGCAAGTTCTACGATGTTGTTGTAGAAATGGCGCAGCGCTTTGTGTTTGGCGTAGCTTCTAGTCCCCAGATGCACACTGTGGGCGACATCGCGCGCTAAAAACAGCGTACCAATAAAGTCTGCGCAGCTCATGCTACCAAGCTCCTAGAAGCATACGCCCCATGATATAGCCTGCGGGCTTCGCAAACAACAAGCTCTGCCAGCTCAAGATCCTCAAAAGAACCTAGTCTTTTGACACGTTTGCTGACAGACAGCTCGGCAACCCAACGTTTTTCACGGGTCGCCCAATACACACCTTTTACGCCAGAACGATTGTTTTTTCGGTGTGAAATGTTGTAGCCGTTTTGTTCTTTAGTGGCTTCGCGAAGATTTTCTAGCCGATTGTTCAACTTATCTTCGTCGATGTGGTCGACCCATTGAGGCACACTGTCGTGATGGTACGCCCAGACAAGCCGATGAGCCATGTGTAGGCTGCCGTCTACCCGAACACGGCGATAACCTTTTTCAGTGATCATGCCAGCTTCAGCACCGATCACTCGTCCTGCGCCACCAACTTTCCAAAAGAGCTTGCCATCTCTGTAATCAAAAAGATGTCGTAACCGGTCTTTGGAGGGAGTTGGTTTTGCGCAGCTCATTGTGTCATACCCATTTGTTGAGCGACCACCATATCGCCAGCCGTCATGACATCTTTCAACGTCTGCATGACAACATCTTGAACCTGGTCAGGCGTCATACCTGCTTGCACGGCTTGAATACGCTTGGTTTCCGCATTGTACTCGTCAATGCGCAATTTCTGCGCTTCCATTGACTTGCCGACGTTCTGGAGCATGTTGAACATCTGCTCCATCTGCGCTTGCATCGCCTGGATCTGCTGATTGGCCGCTTGCAGTGCCGGATCGTCGTCTTCTTGCAGCAGCTTCGGATCGATCATTTTCTTCAGACGCTGTGCAAGCTCTTGAGCCCCCGGCCAATCCATGTTTTTGACAAACAAATCGCCCGCCGCCATCCACAGGTTCGGATTGCCTTGCAGAATCTGGCTCATCGCGTCCATCGACTCCTGACGCTTGGTCAGGTAGCTCGGGCCGGTGGTGACCTTGACGTCGTACTTACCAACGCCAGGGTTGTAGATCTTTGCAACCACCACGCCTTGCTCGTTTACCATCTTTCGCACGGGTTCCGGCTGGTTCGGGTCAAGCCGCACCATTTTTGATTCGCCGTCCACCCCGACGACCCGTGCGATACGCTGCGTGTCGTAGATTTTGGGGATCAGATCGACCAGTTGCCGCCCGACGTGACGAATTGCCCGCGCCAGATTGTCGACGTAGTGGTACGTACCGACGTCACCCTCGCGCTGACGAGCCAAAATAGCCCTTCCAGACCGCTCATTTGACGTCATTCCGAGGCTTGCGTTGTACTGCCCAGTCGCCGCTTTGATGTCCTCAGAAGCCCCCATTTTGGCCTGAATCAAGCCTGTTTGGGCCATCGGGGGCTGTGCCCGCTGCGGTAACGGCAGAATATTGCCCGCTCCGTCGGTCACATCAGGGTTGACCTCAAGATAGGGGTAGTTCTGCGTGTTGGCAGTCTTCCACTTCTCTTCGTAACCCTCAAACTGACCGCCGTAGCCGATAAACGGTGCTTTTGGGGCCAGCGCCAGCATCTCAGCTTCTTGGCTTACCCAATAGTTGTACATCCGCTGGGCGTCTTTGGCATTTCTGACCAATCCTGAAATCTCAAGCTGGCCTTCAATCGACCACTCGTTGCCGATCACGCGAATGACAGGAATGTACGCGCCCGCCCACTCGCGCTCTTCAATGATCTCGTAGCCGTTGGTTTTGCACCATTTGATCGTTTTGCGCTGCAATTTGCGCTGACGAGTCGGTTTTAAACCCATCTGACGCATCATCTGGTCTTGCGGCGTGCCTTGATAAGTCGTCGTGCCGTCAGGGTACAAATTAAGCGTTGCAGGCTTGTAATCGCAGTAAAAATACTCTGCAATCCGCACCGTCGTCTCTGACAGCCATTGCGACAGCGCTTGGTCGCCCACACCTTGCACCATGATCGAGCTGACCGGCATGGCGTTGGGGTACATCCGCTCGTAATCGGCTTTTAGGATGTCTTCGGTGATAAAGCACCACTCGGCATCCGCACCGCACGGGTCTTGAATCGTCGGATCCATGTAAACCGAAAAGCTGTTGCGAATCCGACCGATTTTGATGTCCTGATCAAAACTCGTCTCGTCGCAATATTCGGTCAGAATCCGAATGTAGCCTTCGCCGTACGTTACCTGGTTGTCGCAGGCGGTGTCGTACGCTACATCGGCATCTGAGATGTACTCGATATGACGGATCATGCCGTCAAAGATTTCTGCGACTTCGATGTCCGCGTCGTCGTCTGCCGGGATGACGTTAGGCGACGGCCTGTTTTGACGTTGTTCGTTCGTCACCTGCCGTACATGCTGCGGCAGCTTGTTGATCGTCAGGCACGGGCGCGCGTTAATGGTCTGGCCTTGCACCGACCCCCGCACGGACAGCACGTCCGCCGGCCACTGGTAGTGGTTGTCAGGCGAACCCGCCATAAACCGCAGGTCGTCCAACTGGTCTTCGCGGGTGTCGCTATACGCCGCGACCGCCATCTTAAAGCGGCTGCGCATCTGCGACAGCTTGTGCGCCATGTCTTTTGTAGGCGCGCCGCCTACGTCAGACACCTCTGCCGCGCCGTCAATGCCTGTCGGGTCGTAAGCCATTATTTCTTCTTGGCGGCTTGCCGTTTGGTGTTGTACGCAATTGCGAGAGCCTGTTTTACAGGCTTTCCGGCCTTGACTTCAGCCGCTACGTTCTTACGAAACGCGGCTTTGCTGGGTGATTTGACAAGCGGCATGGCTATTTCTTCTTGGCTGTTTTAGCGCTCTCTTTGAACGCCTTGGCGGTGGGCGCGCCCGGAGCGCCAGGTTTGCGCATCTTCTCGCCCGATCCGGCTTTGATGCGCTCACGTTTGGCTGCAATGTTTGCGTACAATCCTGGCTTCATCTTAGCACTTCCATCGTTTCATTGACGCCTTAGCGCGGCTGCCTTCGCCAGCTTTAGCTGCAATTGGAGCCATGCGTGCGCAAAACGATGCCTTACGGCCCTTGTCTGTTTCTGTTTTGGGGTTGGGCGCAGGCGCTTTGAGATTGCTCCCTGTGGCTCGGTTGTATTTCTCACGCCCCTTGGCCGTCAGCCCAGCGCCTTTGCTGACGGGCAGCTTCTCGCCGCGTCCCACTGACAGGCTGACAGACTTCTTGGTCATGCGCCCATCCAGCCGGTTGCGCCTGCGGTGCGGTCGCTGTAGTGGCGACGGGGCATGGCTGCGCGGGGCTCGCGGGAGGCGACAGGAAATGCAAACGTCACCGCGATCGCATCGGCGGCGTCAGGAGAAGCTAGACCCCTGGCTTTCATATCCTTCTTGCTCTCCAAGAAGATCGTACCGCTTGAGTCGGGCTTGGTCTTTGGCCCGGTCAAATCCGCCTTCAATTGCCTGTCTGGCGCGATTGACGCGGTTCTTAACCAGTCCCGCAGCGCGCCCCACAGCTCAGCGCGCTTGTTACCCCACATCACTTGGTTCTTGGCTTTCCAGCCAAAGTTGACCCCACGCACCTTATACCGCTGTTCAACCAACCGGTCAAGTATGCCGTACCCCAGCCCACCTTCGTCGATCACCGTCAGCGTCGGTTTGTATTCCTCGATCGCGTCGATGACGTGCCCCACGGTCGTCATCGTATCATCGCC